ATATCCTTGCAAAAATATTTCATTTACTTTTCAGTTTACATATAGTAAACTATTAGTGTCGAAAAATGTTCATTCTCCTAGGCATTTCAAATCACTCTTTTCGACGACACGCATATACTGAACATTTAACTACCTACGAAAAAGGCTCAGACGTACGGATTTCTCTCCCTGTATGTCTGAGCTTTTTTTGTTATGTAATGAGGGCACAAAATGACAACAATAAAATGTAAGGCATTACAGTGCCTTAATAACAGGAAAGGTAAGTGCATGGCAAACTTTATCGTCATAGATAAATATTGTCGTGCTTTTTTTACGTCCAGTAATGCGAGTCGTTATGAGGGTTGCGTAATGAAAAAGGAGCATAATCGGTATAAGAGTAGCAAAAGGAGTGTTCTCAAATGAATATAGTCGAACTGGCTTTAAGTGATATAAAGCCATATGAAAATAACCCACGCTATAATGATGAGGCTGCAACGTATGTTGCTGAAAGTATCGACCGTTTTGGGTTTAAAATTCCAATTATAGTTGATAAAGATTACGTTATTATTGCAGGGCATACTCGTTATAAGGCTGCACATATTTTGGGGCTTGTTACAGTTCCATGTATCATTGCAGATGATCTTGACGAAAAACAAGTAAAAGCATATCGAATTGCAGACAATCGCATGGCTGAGTTGAGCGAATGGAACTTCGACAAATACAATGAAGAAGTTCAAAAAATGCTTAATAGTGGCATGCTCGATGATATTGAACTATTCGACCTTTTCTGTAAAGAAGAAGACATCAGCTCGGATATGTTCGACTTGGGTGCGTTAGGTGTATATCGATTAACTATTGAAACCGATATTGATGAAGATATAGAGAAAATCAAAGAAATAACATCTAAATATGAGGGAACGGAGGTCAAAGTAAATGGACATTAAGATGTTGGACATTCATTCTATTAAGCCTTACGAGAATAACCCTCGCAATCATGATAAAAATATTGAGGAATTAGCGGAAAGTATTAAGACGTTCGGTTTTAAAAACCCTATTCTGATTAATTCCGATAATGTTATTATTGCCGGTCATGGCCGTTATGCTGCAGCTAAAAAGCTAGGAGTTAAAGAAGTACCTTGCATTTATGCTGATGATCTTAACGAGGAAGATTGCAATTTATTTAGAATTGTCGAAAACGAGGCTAGTGCAAAAGCCAACTGGGACATTGATAAATTAATCGAAGAAATTAACGACTGCGATGATGTATTCACTGGCTTTAAATACAAAGAGTTAGAGGCATTAGGCGAAAAACTTGTCGAGGAGGCAAAGGCCATTAACGAAAGTTTAGACGAGAAGTTGAAAGAAAAAGAAAAAGCCAAATATAAAATAACTGTTGTAGTTAATCAACATGAAATATCTAAGGAATTATACGACAAGATAAAAGAGGGAATTTCAGAAAGTGCTACAATCAAAACAAATTATTGAAAAAGATACGACTATCTATGTCATAACACATGGTAGGCCAAACCCTAAAGACAGACCAACAACATGGTGGTTAGAGGAGGCAGGCCTACCTTTTAAATTTGTTATGAATGAAAAACAAGTCGATAGCTATTTGAGTGCAGGCGTAAGTGAAAGTCAAATCGTCTCCGTATCAGATGAATGGGAGGACGAATACTTCGAAAAGCATAAAACGTACCCTGTTCCATTTCATGGTGCTATCTGCAATCGCCAAATGTGTTTAGAGGACGCCAAAAAGAATGGCAAAAAATATGCTTACCAATTAGACGATAACATTGTGATCTTTGGAGCAGGTAAAGTCCACACTACTGGTAAGACTAAATCGTATTATGCGAAGAATATATTACCTAAAGTGTTTGAGCATTTATATCGTATGTGTGAATGTACGAACATAGGGTATATGGGTATTGTATTGGGTGCTACACCTACCGTAGAAAAGAAAATTTTAAGAAATGGTTATGCTTACAGTTGCTTTATTGAAAATGTAGAGGCTGACATAAAGTGGCGAGGGCCGTTCGATGATGATGTACTTCATAATTTAGATTTCAATCATAGTGGTACGTATACGAATGCAGTATTAAGTGCTTATCACTATACAAAGGAAAGCAAAAGTAATACTGGCATGCGTGCTGCATACGATAAATGGGGACATATTCGACCTATTGCGACAAGTCAGATATATCCGGACCATGTTCAATGTGGCCTTGCAACAAAGGCTAATGGGCAGCATATGAGGTTCTATCATAAATTAAAGCCACCTCATAGAAACGTTAGAATTAAAGACGAGGCAGCTTTTAAAGAGCTGATACATGATATACGAGAAACGCAGCTAGAATGGATAAAATACAATAAGGAGGTGCGAAACAGTGGCTAAAATGGGCAGGCCAAGGGCTGAAATAGACAAGAAAGAGTTCGAGGGCTTATGTGGTTTACAATGCACCTACGAAGAGGTGTGCGACTGGTTTGGGGTTACTCAAAAGACTTTGAACGCATGGTGTAGACGAACATATGGGAAAACTTTCTCCCATGTTTTTCGTGAAAAGAGGGGCAAAGGCAAGATAAGTTTACGCCGTATGCAATGGCAACTTGCAGAGAAGTCTCCGGCTATGGCAATCTTTTTAGGCAAAAACTTCCTAGGGCAGTCAGATAAGACAGAAATGGAAGTCAATACAACTGTTCAAAACAACCCACTTGACGGTGTTACAACTGAGGAACTCAAAAAGTTAATAGACAAAGAGGGGTGAGGCTATGAAACTCACACCGGAACTCATGCAGCAGTTCAAATATGAACTTGCAAGGCGTGAGTTTTTTTATTATTGCCATCTACAAGCACCGGACTTTTATAGGAAAGACAGAGACTATCTCGTTGAACTATGCAATACGTTGCAAGAGTTTTACGAAGATCCAGACGCAAAAGTCTTAATCATGAACATGCCACCTCGACATGGCAAAAGCCGTACAGCTCAGATGGCAGTCAAATGGATATTAGGCAAAAACCCAGTAGAAAAGATTATGACTGGTTCGTATAACACAACTCTATCCACTACCTTTGCGAAAAATGTTCGTAACGATATTCAAGAAGTAAAGGCAGACGAAAATAGAATTGTGTACACTGATATATTCCCTAACGTGCGTATCAAACGTGGCGATGCCTCTATGGATATGTGGTCGTTAGAGGGCGGTTATAACAGTTACCTAGCTACATCTCCAAGTGGTACGGCTACAGGTTTTGGTGCATCTATTCTGATTATTGATGATATTATCAAGAATGCAGAAGAGGCTTACAACGAAAATACAAAAGCTAAGCACTGGGACTGGTTTACGAATACCATGCTTTCTCGTTTAGAGGAGGGCGGCAAGATTATTATTATCATGACTCGTTGGGCATCTGATGATCTAGCCGGTAGGGCGATAGAACACTTTGGGGATAAAGCCAAAGTAATAACTATGAAAGCCTTGCAAGACGATGGCACTATGCTATGCGATGATGTGTTGTCGTATGAAAGCTACAAAGAAAAGTGCAGGGCTATGGGTGAAGATATAGCCAGTGCGAACTATCAACAAATACCGATAGACCTTAAAGGTTGCCTATATTCAAACCTTAAAACGTATGAACATATTCCTACTGGTGCTGACGGTACTCCGTTATTTACTCAAATTAAAAACTACACCGATACTGCTGATACTGGCGAAGACTGGTTAGCAAGTATCACTTACGGAATATATGAAAAAGAAGCGTACATACTTGATGTAGTCTATTCTAAGGCTAGTATGGAATATACAGAGCCTGCCGTAGCTGAAATGCTGCACCGTAACCGTGTTAATATTGCAGATTTTGAAAGCAATAACGGTGGTCGTGGCTTTGCTCGACAGGTTACAAGGATATTAAAGGAAGAATACAACAGCAATTATACAAAGGTTGTATCGTTCCACCAATCTAAGAATAAGGAGGCTCGCATATTATCCAATGCGACATGGGTTATGGATCATATTTACTTCCCTAAAAACTGGGCCGATAAGTGGCCTGAATTTTACAAAGCCATTACACGTTATCAACGTGAGGGCAAGAACGAACATGACGATGCTCCGGATGCATTAACTGGCGTTGCTGAGAAGTTAACGGCACCAGATTATAAAGCAACACGGACAAATATTTATTAGGAGGCTTATTACATGGCTACATTAACCAATGCTCGTAATGACGAATATGAGCTATTGCATGATGCCTATTATGGCACAGGTATGTTTGCAGCTGGTGGTGCGTTACAAAAACATCCACGTGAGGACACTAAAAACTATACTTTCAGACAGCAATTATCTTACTTTTTAAATCATACTGCACCTATCATCAATGCGTGTGTAGATCCGATATTCAAAGATACTATTTCTCGTGATTACAATGAAAGCGAATTATTCGAAACATTTCTTAATGATGTAGACCGATTAGGAACTACACTTCAAGAATTTATGCGTTATAACTCTACGCAAGCCAAAATATATGGCGTTATGTATGTATTGGTCGATAACGTATCTGAGATAGGGGAAACAGTAGCCGACCAAGTAAATAATAGGCAGTTGCCTTATTTGGTCGCTATTGAGCCAAAAAGCGTATATAAATGGCTTGTAAATGATATTGGTGAACTTGATTTATTTACTTATACAACAACTGTATTTGATGATGAGGGGAAAGCCAAAACTCAGTACCATGAATGGACACGCACATCTTGGACAGTAAGAAATGAGGAGCAAAAAGTCATTGCTACTGGTGAACATAACCTCGGTAAGGTTCCTATTGTTCAATGGTTTGGTCGCTCATCTCGTAAGATTGATATTCTACCTCCACCAGAATACTTGGCTATCGCTAAGACAAATCATCAAGTGTATCACCTATGCTCGCTATTAACTCAAATACTTAATATGCAGACTTTTAGCACATTGACATTACCTGACAATGGGCAAGGTGCAGACGATATTACGCTAGGTACAAATAATGTATTGATGTACCCTGCGGAAAGTAGTCATGCACCAGCTTTTATTGCACCAGATAGAGGACCGGCAGAGATTATCATGAGTGTTATTAAAATGCTCGTCGATGATATGTATCGTTTATCCGGTGTTAATTCTGTTATAGGTGTGCAAGAGGCCAAAAGCGGTGTGGCTAAGCAATGGGACTTTGAACGTACAAACCAACGCTTGGCAGATTTCTCCGTACAATGTGAAAGTGCGGAAAAGGACATTATTGAATTGTTTGAACTATGGACAAATACGAACGTCGATTATAAATGCGACTATCCTCGTGAATTCAAAATCAATGATATTACAGATAGCCTTGCACAATCTCAGGCCGTGTTAGATCTTGGCCTCGGCAGTAACACTCTTAAAGTTGAAACAGGTAAAAAGGTATTGGATAGCTACATGCCTAACATTGAGCCTGAAACGTTCGATGAAATTGTTGCAGAAATTGAAGAAAGCGTTCAAAGGCAAGAGCAAGACGAAACATATCATAATAACAATGATGATGAAGTAGAGGGCGGTGCAGAAGATGAGGACGCAACGAGAGATAAACAAGGCAATAGATAGTTTTGAGCAAGAAGTCAAAGCACAATTAGCACTTGGGCTTAAACCTAATGAGGCCGTCAGAAATGCATATGCGAAATATCCTGTTATGGATATGATGAAAGCTACCTTACAAGCAGAATTAGTCAATACTTTTATAGCAGGGTATGGCGATAATGTTCCATACTCCGCTAAAAGTATTTCACAGGCTATGTCTGAAAGTTGGGCGAGTGATGATCTTACACTCTCTAAACGTTTATATAAACGGTCAAGCACTATACGTAATGAAGTGGCCGATACTATAAAACAAGCGTTAAAGACAAATAAGACTGTAAAAGGGTTGGCAAAGTCAATCTTCGACGGCTATGGTAAGGGCGGTATTATCCCAGAGGCTAGCATACCGAAGTTCCTACGTAAGCTAGCCGATATAAATATAAGTGGTGAGGCTACTCCAGAGGCTAAGCGTAAGCAACGTGAATTGCTGCGTAGTGTTAAAGGGAAAATAGCAAGGCTCGATACTCCTTATGTTAGGGCTGCGTATAATGAAGTAGCTGCAGCCGTTGAAGATGGCAACGAAGTTAGATTACAGAAAGCTATCTATACAGCTACACAAGAAAAGGCTCGTTATCATGCTGAGCGTATAGCACGAACAGAAAATGCAAGGGCTTATGCTGACGGCCAAATGAACAGATATTTAGACGATGAGGACGTGGTCGCTTTTCAATGGAAGTTATCCGCTAATCATCCAAGATATGACATATGCGACTTTTATGCTAATGCAGATTTATATGGACTTGGCAAAGGTGTATACCCTAAAGACAAGTTCCCTAACCTGCCAGCACATCCGCATTGTATGTGTCATATTAAGCCAATGACTGAGCTCGATATTGATGTTAATAAAAGACATAATAACCTAGAACAGTCAGGGCTAGAATATATCAAATCTTTATCTAAGCAACATCAAGAAGTGTTGCTCGGCGTGAATGGTCGTGAACAGGTATTAACTGGCAAAGCTAACTGGCAAGATACGGCTAGAGGGTGGACGTCAGAAGTCTATGAGGCTAGAAAACCAAAATAAATATTGTTATGAAGTGCCATATTATGTGTGATAGTATGGCACTTTTTATATTGGTGTAATTAGGCGGAGGCCTATTACATATATTTTTCTCATGTTATATACGGAGGTTACAACATGAACATCGCAGAAGTTTATCAAGCACTCGAACAGTTGGAGAACGGTCAAGATCTTATCACCGCTATTAAGGGGGAGACGTCTCGCCTTAATAATGAGGCTAAGACAACACGTGAAAAACTACAACAACAAATCACGGAATTAACCGGTGAACGTGATACGTTAACCAATCGTGTTACCGAATTGGAGCAGTCGGCAGGGGCCAATACTGGTTCTAATTCTCCAGAGTATAAACAGCTCGAAAAGCAATTAAAAGCTATGAGCGAAAAGTTCGAACTTGCTGAAACTAAGGCAAAAGAGGCTGAGGCAAAGCGTATTCAATCTGAGATTATGGCACAGACACTTGACGCCTTTACTAAGGCAAATGCGGTAGATCCGCAAGAGTTTGCAAGATTGGTTGCCAATGACATCAAAGTACAAGACGATGGCACTTATGGCTATTTAAAAGAGGACGGCACAGTCGGAACTATCCAAGACCGTACCAATGAATGGCTACAAGGCAAAGCTTGGGCAGTAAAGGCTACTGGCAATACTGGCAGTGGACAAGGTGGCACAGGTAGCGGTGGCGATACCGTCTTGAAAGAATTCGCAGCAGCAGCCGGTGTAAAACTTTAATCATTTAATTATGGAGGACATTAACAATGCCAATTAACACACTTCAATATTCTCAACAGTTCCAAACTGTACTTGACGCTCAAATGTTGGCAAGTGCAACTTCCGCTTTCATGGAGGCTAACGCAGGCCAAGTCAAATATGACGGTGGCGATACTGTACATATTCCTGAAATTTCTATGCAAGGTCTTGCGAAGTACGACCGTGATGAGGGATTCAACCAAGGTTCCGTTACTTTGAAATTTAACCCTTATAAAATGACTCAAGACCGTGGTCGTACATTCCAACTCGACTCTATGGACGTTAACGAAACTAACTTCGTTGCAACTGCCGGTACTGTAATGGGCGAATTCCAACGTACACAAGTTATTCCGGAAATTGACGCATATCGTTATTCTAAAATTGCTGCGTTAGCAACTGCAGAAAATAAGGTTACTACTGGTTTTACTCCGGCAGTTGCCACTATCTTGGAAAAGTTAGAGGCTGAAATTACAGAAATTCAAGACGTAGTTGGCGAGGACGAGGGCTTAATTGTCGTTATGTCCACTAAATTGCGTACTATCTTGAATAACGCAGATAAATTCAATCGTTATTTGAATGTTGCCGAATTCAAAAATGGATCTATCAATACAACTGTTAAATCTTTCAATGACATTCCTATCTTGGGTGTACCATCTGCACGTATGAAAACTGCTTACGTATTCAATGACGGCAAAACAGCTAACCAACAAGCAGGTGGTTTTAAAGCGGATACAGGTGCGAAAGACATTAACTGGATCATTATGCCTCAACGTGCACCTATCGCAGTATCTAAAACAGACAAAGTGCGTGTATTCACTCCTGATGTTAACCAAAAGGCAGATGCATGGAAAATCGACTATCGCAAGTATCATGACTTGTGGATCCCTAAAAACCGCTTTGCCGCAATTCGTGTTAATACTGGTGCATAATTAAGGGGTGTTTTAAATGACAAGACTTGTACGCATGAATGAAGTTCAATACGTAGAAACTGAATACGATATTGAACGTTTACTGTCCGAGGGCTTTGCAGTTGAAGAAGTAGACGATACTGAAACAACTGAGGACGAAGAAAAGCCAAAACGTGGTGGCCGTAAGAAAGCCGAGGCGTAATCATGTTACCTGCTGAGGTGTTCGAGCGACGGTTGAGACAGGCCGTTAAATCGAGCACCTTTATGGTGCAAGATGAGGCACAGGCAAGACATAACTTTATATCTAGGACATCTCAATTAGAACGTGCTATTGATACACGGTTCGACTTTGATAATGGCAATAATGTTGGGGTTGTATATCTTGATGATAGGGCTGCACCTTATGGGGTGTTTGTCCATGAGGGTACACGACCTCATATTATTCGTCCTAAGACAAAAAGCGTTTTGCGATGGGCACCTATGGCCGGTAATGGTTTTATATTTTCGAAAGTGGTTCACCATCCAGGCACTAAATCTGATCCATTCCTATATGACGCTATTAATCGTAAACGTGGCGATGTATATGCTACATTCGCAAAGGCTACGAACATGGCACTTGAAGATATAAGCGAAAGTGATTGGCTAGGAAAGGCAGACCATGAAATTAAAATTCGATTATAGGGGGCTCAATGTTATACGACTACACGGAAATGCAGTTCACCGATGAGCTATTAGGCAAAGAGGTACTGCCACAACATGTCGAACGTGCCGAGCAAGGCTTATACGCATTCGCTAAGCGGTTAGGGGTTCCACAGAATGATGTTATTAGGGGCTATCTAGCAGATGAGCTTGTACAACTATATACATATCGTTTTGTATGCTTTGACAAAGCGTATGCGTTGCCAGGTGCTTACACTAGGGACGGTTCGACTGACGATTTCTACAGTAAAAAATTACTGTATTTAGACGAACGCATTAAAATTTTAGAAAAGCAGATAACTCCGGAAGATTTAACAGGCGATGCGAAGAAATATGCTCGTTATCGTACAGTTGAAATATACAGGGGGTAATATGTGGCTAGAATTAATGCAACATATTAAATCTACTATCGAGAATAGCGGTGCTGCATTTAATGTCATGCTAGGTGCTATGCGACCACAGGCAGCAAAGATTGACGAGAATGGCGTTATTATGGTTATTCGTGGGGAAACTACGAGGGGAGATAATTCCATTCAGTCTGAATTGCAACAAGAACTATATATCGAGGTTTGGGGACGTAATGACAACCCTGACTTGGAAGTCGGTTACGAAGTTATTGCTAATTTCGAGGAAAAGTTCGAGGCAATCATTAATGATCTACGCAAACGATGTGGTGAATTAGACGAAGAGGCATGCATATTGCAGTCTAATGGCTATCAGATTATAGATTTAGTATGCACAAATAAAACTGGCGACCATGATAGTGTACGGCCTTTAATAGGCACTCAATATCGCTTTATGGTTCGCCTTATTGATTTAAAAGAAGAAACTAACGGAGGTATATTCTAATGCCAGCTCAACCAGCTACAACACCAAAAAAATTATATAAACCGGCACAAGCCGCAATGCCTACTGCCGGCAAGAATTATCTTATCTATTTGAATGTAGGCACCGACGAAACAACAGGTGCAGAATGGCTTTTATTAGGCGGTCAACGTTCCGGCGATGTATCTCGTAAAGCAGATAGCATCGACGCATCTCATAAAGGTTCCGGCGGTTGGAAGTCTACAATCGCAGGTCTTAAAGAATGGTCCATCGACTTGGAAACATTGCTTATGCCTAACGAAGAAAGTTTGACATTACTTGAAAAAGCGTTTTTAGATGGCGAATATGTTCATCTTAAATTTGAATATCCTGACAAATCTTACATGACTGGTATTGCATCCGTTACAGAATTGTCCTTGAACACTCCACATGATGATGTGGCTACATACAAAGGCAGCTTGAACGGTGTAGGTCCATTGTCTGAATTGAAAAAAGCCTAATTTATTAAGGAGTGTGCAAAATGAAAAAAATTAATTGTGATCTTTTCGCTACTGGCGAAACTATCTTTTTCAACATTGGTCGTATTGCCGAATTGGAACAGCTATGGGGTGAACCTATTTTTAAAGCCGTGCAAAGTGGCACAATGACATTTAATCAGCTTATTACTGCGTTTGTTGTAGGTATGAAACAACACGGCAAAAAGCGTGATTACATATATTACCAAGATAAACTTCAAGAACTCTTTGACGAGGGTACAGTCCAATATAGTGATCTTGTGCAGTTAATTGTGCAAGCACTTATTGGTAGTGGTGTATTTGGTAAGGCTGCATACTATGCATTATTCCCAGAAGAGGCTGACGAGCAAGCACACTCCGAAGTTGAGGCTGAGGCAGACACAAAAAACTAGAGGGGGGCTATACAGCCCCCTCTTTTAGTATTTGGATAACTAAGGCAGAGCGTATGGCGTATGGTCCGCTTAATTTAAAGCCGTGGGAATTTATGAATTTGAGCCCTATGGAGTATTACAAACTTGCCGAGGGCTATGAATTAAGAACGGAAATAGAGGACCGCAGACAGGCGTATTTTGCGTGTCTAATGACAAACGTACATATTACTGGCAACAGAAAATTACGTGTCGAAGACATTATGAAACAATTACACCCTATGTCTGCAACTAAACGCAAAACAGAAGAAAAGTTATTCATGGAAGAATTCAGACAGGCAGGAGGTGAGTTATAAAACTATGGCCGATACTCAAATAAATGTCAAAATTGTTGGCTCGTCCAATAGTGCTGAACAGGCACTTGACCGTGTGGCAAAGAAAGCAGAGCAGTCGCTAGGTAAAAGCATTTCAGATAGCCTTGATAATGTTAAGGCTAAGGCTCAAAAGGTCTTTGGGGTTGAAATTCCAGGCCTAATGAATGCAGCCAAAAGTGGTGCTGCGTTTGCAGGTGCTGCGATTGGTATTGAGGCAGCCGGCAGAGCGTTAAAAGACATGGCCGTAAGTGCGATTAAAACCACCGACCAACTAACTCAATTACGTGCTCGTATTAACCTTATCAATGACGGTACACAAAGCACTGCCGAAATTATGGATAAGGTATATCAAGCCGCTAACCGTTCTCGTGGTAGTTACATTGACATGGCTGATAGTGTTGCAAAGTTGAATATGCTTGCAAAGGACGCTTTCAGCTCAAATGATGAGGCTATATACTTCGTTGAACAGTTGAATAAGCAATTTAAGATTGCCGGTGCAAGTGTGGAAGAAACTTCATCCGCTATGTATCAGTTAACACAGGCGATGGCAGCCGGTAAGTTACAAGGCGACGAATTCCATTCCATTATGGAAAATGCTCCTATGTTGGCACAATCTATCGCTAGTGAAATGGGCTTGACTGTAGGCCAATTAAAGGAAATGAGCTCGCAAGGTTTAATTACTGCGGACATTATTAAGAACGCATTATTTAATAGTGCGGAAGAAACTAATGCAAAGTTCGCTGAAATTCCTTTGACATTCCAAGATATTGGCACTCAGTTGCAGAATAATCTCATTACCGCATTTCAACCAGTAATGGAACAAATCGGCTCGATGGCAAGTTCTGATCTATTGGCAGGTGCACTCAACGAACTAGCTTTCTCATTCAAAGTAGTGGCTGCGGCTGCACAAGTTGCAATAGCTACTATCAAAGCTGCGTTTGCAGGGTTAAGCGTTACTATTGGTGTTATCAAGAACGTTGTAACAAGTTTTGTTGGAGTATTCACAACATCTATGCCAGCCGTTAGGGTTGCCGTTGTAGGTGTTACAACTGCTTTTATTGCCTATAAAGCCACTCTATTATTGTGTAGCACTCAAACTGCTGCACTTACAGTAAAAGTTATTGCATTAAAAGCTGCGGAATTAGCATCCGCAACTGCGACAAAGGCACATGCGGCAGCTATGGCAGTATTAAGGGCTGCAATGGCGGCAGGTGCTACGGCATCAGCTTTACTTGCTGCGGCATTGGCTACAGTAAGGGGCATATATATTGGTGTTCGTAGTGGTGCATTGGCTGCGGCTGCAGCTCAAAAAGTACTTAATCTCGTAATGAGGGCGAACCCAGTCGGCTTACTAATTTCAGTACTTGTAACATTGATTACTGTATTCGCAACTGCGGCTGCGGCTGGCAATGGTTTTGGCAATACTCTAAGCTCGGTATTCTCGACTATCGTTCATACTGCCGTTTGGGGTGTTAATAAGATTATTGAGGCCCTTAACTGGCTTATCGCAAAGTTAAATAGCGTAGGCGACAAGGTAGCCAAATTCTTTGGGGGCACATTTACTGCAATTCAACAAGTAGACACCATTTCGGCTGAAAGTGCACAAGATATTGTTAACACTGCCGGTGATATTATGGGTCAAATAACATCAGGTCTATCTGGTGGCGGTGGTGGAGACATCGACACAGGCGGTTTTGGTGGTGGTGAAACTGGAGGCGGTGGCTCAGGTGGTTCTGGTGGTTCAGGTGGTTCTGGTGGTGGTAAAGGTAGCAAGGGAAGTGGTGAAGATCTTGCAAGAGAGGCCAAACAAGTCCACGAAAAAATATTGCAATCATTCTTGGAAATGCAAGGCAACCAAGTTGAGTTAGTCGAACTTCAATATCAAAAGGAACGAGACGAGCTTGAAAAATCTAAGGCGGCCAATGCTAACTATCAAGAAGATTTGGAAAGACTTAACGAAGTCTATGCAGATAAGCGTATCAAAGCTAAGCAAGAAGAAATGGCAAAATTACGTGCCATTGAAACTGGTATTCGTGATATGCAGAAGAACTTTGCATTCAGTACTGCAGATAAAGACAGTACTGGCTCCGTATCTCCGGCAATGCAGTTGGCAAAAGATTATATCGACCATATTGATGAAATTGAGGACCGCTATGCAGAAATGTCCGACAACTTCATTAAAATGGACGCTATGCAACAGCAAAAATATATTGATACTCTAAAACAACGTGGTATTGAGTTCGAATTGAGCGGTGAGGGTCAAATCTCATTTGAAAAATTAAAGAACGAAGAAATGTTAGCGTTACAAGATGAGTTCAATAAAAAGGCTTTGCAACAACATACCGATTTAGTCAACGAGAAGTATGCTATCGATGAGGCTATGCGTACTCAAAACTTCGAGGCACTTCAAGCTGCATTGACTGATGAATATGTTGCCGAGCAACAAAACTATGAACTAAAAAAAGCACTACTTGAAGAATACAAACAAGCAGTAATGGACGCACATTGGAATGGGCAACAAGTTCTGTTCGATGCTGCAAATGCAGGCTTGGATAGTTTACAAGGATCTATATCAGGTCTTATTCAAGGTACAACAACTCTTATGCAAACATTCCAAAATCTTGGCAAAGCTATCCTCAAAACTATTGCCGATAGTGTTGCACAATGGATAGCCGGTCAAATCAAGCAAGCCGTGTTCGGTAAAATGATGGCAGCTCAACAGGCTGCGACTGGTACTGCTGCGGCTAATGCTCAATATCCGGCATGGGCTGCATTGGCTCAACAAGTTAGTATGGCGACCTTTGGTGCTAGTGCTATCGCCGGCAATGCTGCGTGGTCTGCTAATACTGCGGCTGGTAGTGCATTGTCCCTTGCTAATAGTGCAACAAGTTTTGCGTCTATAGGTGGTGGCCGATTAGAATTGCCTAAACTTGCAAGCGGTGGTGTGGCTTATGGCTCCACTTATGCTGAGATTGGCGAGGGCAAGTATAAAGAGGCCGTTTTACCTCTAAGTGAAAGCACATACGATGAAATGGGTGCAGGCATAGCACGTGCCGGTGGTGGTGCTACTGGTGGCATTACGTTCAACGTATCCGCTATGGACGCTCATTCGTTTGGTGATTGGTTAGAGAATTCGGCAGGTCGTTCCTTGCGTCAGTTTTTAGTAAATCAAAATAGGGAATTCGTAGCTACGGAGGGTACATGGTAATGGCTGATTTATTGAAATTTCCTGACATTAGAACCCTTGCGTGGAAGTCTACAAAGGCTCAGAAATGGGACACCAAAATAAAACGTACTGGGAGTGGTCGAGTACGAACTATGACTACTTGGCAATATCCTCAGTATACTATTACAACAGAATTCGCAATTTTAAGCCCAGAAGAACATAAGCGTCTTATGGGCTTTTATGCATCTGTAAAGGGTGGTACAGTTCCATTCTTATGGTTGGATCCAGAGGACTATCAAGAAAAGGGTATTCGTTTAGGTACTGGGGCTCAAAATGAATGGCAAGCAGTTCGCTTGTATGGTGATTTTAGGGAACCAGTCGCACATATTGAAAACCTCAAATTATATGCTAATGGCTCACCAGTAAGTGCGGTATCGGATAAGGGTGTTATTAGATTAGCACCAGGGGTAAGAGTGGCACCAACTGCCATTATTACTGCCGACTACACATATTATTGGAAAGTCATGTTTAGTGGCGACTACACTGACGAGGCAGTTTTCAAAGACATATTTAAGTCTAAATCGTTTAAATTGGTAACGGTGAGGTGATTATAAATGAAACAAGTTAGCGAGGCTTTAAGCGTTCATTTAAGCTCATCTCAGACATTTGTATCGTGCGACTTATATGAACTCAAACTCAAAAGTGGCATTTCTTACTACTGGGCCGATACTGATATTGATGTTAGCTATGGCGGAAACACATACAAGGGCGATGGGCCAATTATTGTACGTGAAAAGATTGCAACAAGCAGTACTGTTAGCGTTGATAAATTAAACGTTACTATAACCGCTAATCAGTCCGACCAAATAGGTGGTGTTCCTGTCTTAACTGTTGCACATAATGGTGGTTTAGACGGTGCGACTTTAAATTTGAGACGTGCTTTCTTTGGCGATAATGGAAACGTTATCGAATGTATTGATCTGTTCAAGGGCATTTGTGAAGTAACACAGGGTGGTGGCTTTGCATTGAAAATTAATGCAAAATCAGTAGTCCAAAGGCTCAATATTGAATACCCTAACAGACGATACTATCCACAATGTCCATATTCCGTATATTCCAAAGAGTGTGGCGTTGATATTACGAAGTATCGCAAGCGTGTTACTGTAACGGCGGTTACTGGTACCAATACCGTGCAGATTGACACTAGTTTTGAAAAGGGCTATTACACTGCCGGCGGTATGGAGTGGATAAGCGGACCGCTATCAGGACAAGCAACTCAAATTATGGATAGTGCTACGAATACAATCGTTTATATGAGTGCGACAAATACTGCACCTCATGTTGGCGATGTGGCTTATATCTATCCAGGGTGCGAAAAAACACCTACAACTTGTAAAGCTAAGTTCAATAATTTTAGTAGGAACAGGGCGACTCCGTATGTTCCGTTAAAGGAGACAATACGATGAAATTGACAACAGGTGAAATGATTGCCGATGCTGCAAAAAAGTGGATAGGCACACCGTATCAAAATAATACTATGGTTCATGGTGTTGGCGTCGATTGCTCCTATTTGTTGGTTGCTGCACTGGTCGATAGTGGTCTCATGAAACGTGATACATTAGAAATAGAGAATTATTCTAACGAATGGCATCTACATCGTAGCGAAGAAAAGTACCTAAAGTACGTTCAAAAAGTAGCTGACGAGGTTCCTATTGATGATATTCGCATAGGTGATTTTCTTTTATACCAATATGGGCGGTGCATTTCTCACGGTGCCGTCTATGTTGGTAATAATTTAGTCGTGCATGCGTTTGTTGATCTAGGCGTTATCTATTCATCTATTGACGATGTATTATTCTATGACGCTAAGGGCAAAAGTCGCTTACGTGCGGTTTATAGGTTTAGGAAAGGGGGCAAATAATGGGCTTTCTATTTAGTCGAGGGCATAACACTACAAATCGAGCTGATATGATAGGCGATTTTCAAATCAATACGGCATCATACGGCGAAGTGGTTCCAGAAGTACTTGGCACTACACGATTGAGTGGCAACATTATTTATTACGATGACTTTACCCCTCATGAACACAAAACCACTACACGTACTGGCAAGGGTGGTGGCTCAAAGCATACTGAAATAACCTATACATATACAGTCGCATGTGCGATTGGCTTATGTGAGGGCCCTATACAGGGTATAGGTAAAGTATGGCGAGATAAAGAAATATACGACTATCCGAATGAAAAGATAGAACTTACTGCCTATAAAGGTGATTACGGACAAGCTCCGTGGCCTTATGTGTTATCTAAACATCCGGATAAGGCATTGCCTTATAGTGGCTTGGCATATATGGCAGGTGTGGTTGATTTAGGCGAACGAGGAAGTTTACCTCAATACAACTTTGAAATAAAAGGCAAACTTTTAGATACTGGCGATGGTGTAGATGTTAACCCTGCCGATTATATTGTGCATGTGTTAAAGTCTATCGGCATTGACGATGTTAATATTGACGGTTTGGAGCACTACAGGGAGTATTGCAAGGCGGCAGATATTCTTATTAGTACACCTCCGGACAGTAAAA